TCCCACTGCTCCTCGTGCGGCGTGCCGGCGTTCGCGGCAACGTCCGCATCGTGGCACGCGAACGAGCAGTACAAGGCGTGGCGATCGCCGCGGTAGGCGATCCTGGCCTTGCTGGTGCATCCATCGCGGATGCACGTGGGGCCATTGGTTCGGATCTTGACGACCATGGGGGCACCTCCCGGGCGCGGTCGGGGTTGCGTCCGTCCCTAGTGAAGTAGTTGCAAGTGGGCGGCGGTGTTAGCGGTGGTTCGGGTGAGGCCGGTTCGCGGGGGTGCGGCCGGTGCGTCCGGGACGCGTTACGAATGTCAACGTGACGACTGTTCGCCATCTCGGGTATTACCCCTAGATATATGTCTAACCTGTAGAAAAGAGAACATCGTCACAGCTTTGTAACACTCTCCCGCGCGGCCCGCCGAGTTCGTCACGCAGGGGCAGAGCGCAGCCATCCACGCCGCGTCTCACAGCCCGCCTGCCGCCCAAGTCGTCACGCGCGGCGACCACCCGCGGCCCTCGCCGGGCGCGGCGGTGCGTCCGGGACGCGTTACGAATGTCAACGTGACGACTGTTCGCCATCTCGGGTATTACCCCTAGATATATGTCTAACCTGTAGAAAAGAGAACATCGTCACAGCTTTGTAACACTCTCCCGGCGCTCACCACTACCCTCCGCGGGGCATCCGCCGCCCCGAATTCGTCACACAGACGGCCCACGCCGACGGCCCGTGCTGCCCGCGTCGGTCACACCGCCCCGTCCGCCGGGCCGCTCCACCGCATGCGGACGATGACCCGCTCGCGGGCGTCCACACCGCGTTCGTGGCCGATCACCCGGACTTCTGCCAGCGCAGCCGCGAGGATCGCCCGTCGGGTTCCCAAATCGGCCGCGTCCCACGTGTCGCGAAGCGTGTGCCAGTCGCTCATCCAGGTGACATCGACCGCGGACTGCCGCTCAAGTTCCGCTAGCCGTTGTTGGGCGGCTTCCCGGTCGCGGCGAACGGCGGCGGCCTGCCGCTCATATTCGCCCGGGTCATCGTCGAAAAGGCCATCGACGTATGCGCGGCGTAGCCGCTCTGCACGGCGTTGGACGTCTTCGACCGCCCGCCGAGCTTCGGCAATTTCAGCCGCGTCAGCGGTGCGTGTTTCGCCGAGCCACGCGACGGCGACTTCCGCGAGTGCCGCCGCGTCCTCCGGTTCAGACGGGTCGAGTGCGGAGAGCGCGGCCAGCACGCGGGACACGACGAGGGGCCGTACAGCGTTGTCGGAGATGCTGGCGTGATTTGGGCATTTGCCCGGTGCGGAGACGTGCCGGGAGCAGCGCCAGGACCCGGCCCCGTTCCACGACATCGGCCCGCCGCAAGCGTCGCACGTGAGCATACGGGACATCAGCCGGTTGCCCATGTGGGGCTTTTTGGGCAGGACGCGTGCGTGGCCGGCGAGCGCTTCACGGGCGCGGTGAATGAGCTCCGCCGGGACCGGTTCGACGCCATCAGCGAGCGCCCAAATGGGCCGTCCATGTTCGTCTAGGACGCGTTCTGAGCGGTAGCCGGTGCGTTGGTTCCGCCGGGTGAGCCATCCGGCGTAGATGTCGTTGCGGATCAGGTTCTGAATCGAGGTCACGCTCCAGTTGCGGCCTCGACTGGTGCGGATTCCGTCCGCGGTGAGGGCCGCGACCGTGCCGCGGAGAGACCGGCCGTCGGCGATCTCGCGGAAAATACGCAGGACGACCGGCCATTGGTCGGGGTGGTGCACGAGTTTGCCGTAGGCCCTGCCGCGGTTGTCGCGAAGACGCGAGAACCCGAATGGGGGTGCGCCGCTGTATTCGCCTTTGCTGCGCTGCCGGTGCTTTGCCGCGGTAACCCGGGCGGAGAGTTTTGCGACGTAATCGCGCGCCTCGTGGGCGCGGACAGTCAACATTACATCGGTACCGATATCGGCGCGGGCGGAATCGTAGGCGTCAAGGATGGCGATCAGCCGGACGTGTGGCGGAAGTTCGTGCAGCAGGTAGCGGAGTCCCATTCGGGACGCACGGTCGAGCGCATGCACGATGAGTGTGTCGGCTTGGCCGGCGCGGAGGGCCGCGAGCGTGGCGCGCCACCCGGGCCGGTCGGCGGTTTCGTCCTTGCTGGCGGATTCGTTGTCGAGAAAGGCTCCGGGATGGTTGGGGGACTGGTTGGGAAGCTCAACCAGCGGCGGGAGGGCGTGATCAGCAAGGTAGCGAAGGATGGCGCGGTACTGGTCGTCGGCGGACGCAACCGGCTCGCCGCGGCGGACACGGCGCGACTTGCGAAGATAGGCGATGACCTGGGGTGTTGTGGGTTGCGCGGACATGGTCTGCTCCACCTTGGACGGACGAGTGAACTGTACCATCTGTCCATACTAAGTGAACAGTTCACACGCATGCCAGCGCGGCCGCAGACATGAACCCCCCCGTCCGTTCCCCTCCGCCGGACGGGGGTTGTCTGTGAGGGCCTGCTAGTCGACGTGGATGCCGCGCAGCCTCAGCGCGGCACGGGCGGCGGCGGTGTACGTGACCGTGCCGCCGTCCCGGCGAATCTCATCCGCCAGCGCGAACCAGTGAATCTCGCAGAACGCCAGGTCATCCGCGGTGATCACGATCGCCGGAAGCGGCCGATCACCGTGAATCGCCGCGTCACACGGGGTTCCCTCCGGGGCGGCGTGCACGAGGTACCCGCCCATCACGCGACCTTCCAAGCCCCGGTCGCGGCGCGGCGCGGAGAGCGGAAGCCGGCCGTGCCATGCCACGCGTCCACCTCCCCGATGCGGCTGAGCATCTCCAGCGGCGACGCGGCTTCCAGCAGGCCGCGGAACCAGCCGCCGCGGCAGACGGCCCAGAAGCGGCCGGTCGAGTGTCCGAACCACACCATCCAGTGGCTTCCGGCCTGCCGCTGGATGTTCCGTGCGGTTTCGTCCTAGACCCTGTGCGGTGTGCCTGCGCCGCACAGGGTCGCTTGTATGTGCCTCCGATAGTAGACACACGTAGGCACCTGTGGGCACCCGTAGGACCCAATCATTACCCGGCGATCCCTAACGTGCCTGTATGGGGTGGCCACTGGATAGTCTCAAGCCGCTATATCTCGCGATTGCGGACGAGCTAGAACGCCGGATACGGGCCGGCGAACTACCGCCCAAGTCCCGCGTACCTTCCGCGCGGGTACTCGCGGCGGAGGCAGGCGTGTCCACCCGCACGAGCGAGGCTGCGCTACGGGTGCTGCGTGAGCGCGGACTCACAGTGTCGGTACATGGTGTGGGTACGTTCGTGTCGCCCGACGTCCGACCGGCCGACACGCCCCGGCCGGACAACGGCTAGAGCATCGCCGCGACGGCCCCGAAACGGCAAAACGCCCCGAGCAACCTCCCGCTACTCGCGGGGACGCTCGGGGCGCTTCGCCGTGCCGGCTACTCGCGGGAGTGGGGCGCGGCGAACGCGATCAGCTCCGCCTCGCTCACGCCCATCCCGCCGGGCATCGCAAGCTCCGGCCGGTCAAGGATGATCGCGTCGGCCTGCGCTTCCCACTTCTGCGCCTCCGCGACGGACATCCGGCCGGAGTACGTCAGCTCAGCGAGCAGATCACCAATCAGCTCACCCAGCACATCCACCTTCACGGCGTCGGGCGTGCGGAACTCGGTAGACTTGCGGACCATGGGGGTTGCCTCCCTAGCAGGTCGATCCCCTAGGCCCCGGGCGGTGCTGTCCCACCGTTCCGGGGCCGTCTCGTTGTGGGCACCAGCCTGCACCACTGAGGACACGGCTGTCAAGCGCTGAGAGCCATTCTCAGAGGCGTTCTCGAATGGCCGCGATAGCCGCTAGCGCTTCGCCTTTTCGAGGGGCTCAGAAGCCGTGTAAACCGTTTCGCTTTTCGATCCGGTCCGACGCGTCAAGCGTCGCCTACAGTATACCAGCCGAATGTCGTCTCCGCTACCGCCGCTGTAAACCACGGCGACACGGCCGCACACCACGGCGACACGACTGCAAATTGCGGTTGTCGGCGAGTTTCCGCGGCCTGCGGATTCTCGGCGCACTTTTCCGCGAAATTCCGGCCGAATTCGTCGCCCCCCGCGTCGCCTCCGCGGTTACTCTCCGTGAAGGCGGCTTTCTGACACGCGGAGAGAAAAACGGTTCCAGGGGCGCGGGGTCCACCGGTCCGCCCGCTCAAAAAACCGGTAACCCTGCGTATCCGCAGGTAGCGGCACTACACTCCGCAGCGGCCGCGGCGCGCATAAACGGACCGCGAATACGACCACTGTCTCCGGCTTCATTACACAGCGTAATAGGCGACAAGTGGCAACATGTGCATGCACATTAGCGACAATCGCCCGTCAATTGGGGCGACATTTAGTTACGCGCTGGCGACATTCGGGGTGCAGCCACACCGGCGGAGTTGGCGCGTGAACGCAACCAACGTGCAGTCTGATGACATCCTCGATGTCGCCACGCATTCGCGGCACGCGACATTCCGCGAAAACAAATTACGCGGGTGGAGCCGCCTGGTTGGCAACTCCACCCGCAAGGGCGACGGCGAACGTCGCCTATGTCATCCGCCGCTGTTACGCGGCAGGCCCAGACACAAAGGCCTTAATAGCGCCCGTTGTGTCGGCGAGCGCGCCGCCGACCCTTACCAGGGCGCGGAACGAAACCAAATCGGTGTTAAACGCGAAGTCGTCCGAACGCTCCCAGCGCATTCCGCCCGCGAACCGGACAAAGTATCGGCTAAAGTCGCCGAACAAGATCGTCTTCTCGCCCTCTTCCGGGTCGGGCATCGCGGCGTCGATAAACACCGGCCGGCCAAGCAGCTGCCCCGCGGCTCCGGTGCCACGCGGCACATCGAACTCGAACAGAGGACGGTCGTTGGCGTCGACCAGCTTACGCACCTCCGCGAGGGCGGCACCGCTCATCACCCACGCGGCTCTATCGGCCCGCATGTACGGCGACGCGACGGAGTGCATCAGGTCGATCAGATCCTCATAAGTGGGCGTCGCGGCCGCGCCGGTCTTACCTACAGTGACGCTGCCCAGCGACTCAGCGGCCTGACGAGCGAGGAACTCAAGCAGGTCGAACGACGCGTCCGTGACCAATTCGTATGTGGCCTGGCAGAAGAACCCATACTTATGGACAGGCAGGGGCACCACCGCGAGCGACGGGTCACTCGAAGGGATCGTGCCCCCCTCAGCGACGATCTGAGCCGACGAAAACGCGGTCGACGCCGGCACGGACATAGGGGCACCGTCCTCGGTCATGATGACGGTCGCACCCGCGGCGAGGACGGCATTTGTCTCGACGAGGTGCTGGACGACGCGCCCATAGAAGCTGGTCGGAACGAGCTCGCTGCCGCTGCCCGTGCTCAGCGCCCGCGCTTCGAGGCCTGGCGAAAAGCCCGAGCGCCGGGCCGTCATGGGAATCTCGACCGGCTCACGGGACTGGCGGCGCACCCTGTCGCGAAACTCCTCGGCGAGCTGCCGATCCTCCTTGCTGGGCTTGGCCGCGTGGTCCGCGACGACCGGCTTGGCGCGGAGCTCGGCGATCTTAGCCATGATGGACTGCTCTGCCGCCCGCTGGGACTCCATGTCCTCAATCTGCTGGGCGAGCTCATTGATCTGGTCGACAAACCCGCGGTAGCTCAGCTCCTCCGCGGCGGTCAACCCGCGCTTCTCGTTCGCGGCGCGATCAAGCAGCGCCTTGGCCTGCTCATAAAGCGCGGCCTGCGTGCTCTTCAGAGTGTCAAGAATGGAGTCACTCAAAGTGATTCACCCCTCCTAGTTTGGCCACTCCCAAGCTCTTGCGCTTGGCTGGTACGGCGGCACGTGCCCGTGCGCGGGCACATTCAAGATCCAGATACTTCCGGCGCAGCAGAACGCCTTCGAGGTCGACCACGGTCGCCGGCCGCTTCAGCGCCCGTCTGAGCTCACCCGCGGCCGCGAGGCGACGGACCTCGTTCTCATCCGCGTCGATTTTGCGCGCCAGCGATCTCAACCCAGTCGACGTGTCGGGATAGGCCGGAACATTTACTGGGGCCACATCCACCAGACGCCCACTCACCAGAGTCCGGCGCGGGTAGCCGTTGTCGTCGAGGTCCCAGTCGTCTTCCAGTGAGATGAACGCGAATGACGACTGCTTGACGTCACCGCGCTGAACCAATTCGTACACGTCGGCGCGGTGCTGCGGAAGGTCGACCTCATACACCAGCCCAACATTGTCGATGCTCAGGCGAAGCGTGCCCGCGTCGGTCGTGCCGAGCAAGAAATCGTCACTGTGGTTATACCTGGCCATCACCCCGGGCCACCCATCCGCGGACGAGCGGTCGAAAAAGCGCGGGTCGATCCGCTCAACGAACCCGCCGAGGTCGCTGCTGGGTCGGTTGAATTTGGCTGCATACCCGCCGATGGTGCGGCGTTGCGTATCCGCGGCTCGGACCTCCACGGTGTGCCGCGTAAGTCGACGTTCAAGTTCACTCACAAAGTCCCTCCAAGTACGCGTGTGCGGCTAATTCCCAGTCTGCTCGCCGGGCAGCTGGATCGCGATGCGCGTGACGCCCGTCGGTGTGGTCGCGTCGTCCTCCAGCTCGGCGAAAAGTTTTCGCTGCTCGTCGCTGACGTTGGCGATCACCGCAGCAAGCGTGCCCCAGAAGTAGGCACGGCGAAATTCGCCGTCCTCGACCAGGTCGTCTCTCATCCTGGCGATCGCGACGACCATCGCGCGTCGGTCGGCCTCGTCAAGATCCTCAATCGCGGCTCGAAGAGCGTGGCAATCATCCATTCGGCGCATCCTCTCCTCCAGGGCCCCCGGCCGGTTTTGCCGGGGGCGGTCCACTGTGGTGGTCTCCCCACCTTGGGGAGTTAGCTGCCGCCGGTGCACATCACTGCGGTCACCCGCGTCGCAGTGGGAAGCACCCGGCGGCAAGTCGCTAAGCCTTTTTGCGGGGCGCACAGGGGGCCGACCCTGATGGCCGGCCCCCGCCGCCGCACACGTAGCCGCTGTCTTGGAGGGAATGGATAGCGCCACGCCTCCCTTGTCGCCGCCGCGGCAAGGAAGTCTGTTCGCGGAACCTCCGCGGTCATCGCGGGTTCCGAAGTCCATTGGGGCCGGCGAGGGTCGGACGCAGGGAAACGACCCTCGCCGGTGGAGGCAATGAAATGTCAGATGAGTTCTGACGCAGGCCTGATGGGATTCGCCCTGTCAGGCCAGCTGCTCCACGAGCGGAGCAAAGGCGACGAACATCAGCAGTCGCCATGGCAGAGCCTGACGCAACAGCGGCCAGCGCACCCCCGTGACGGGTGCGGCCACGTCCTGGCTCGTTACCTCTTCCGCCGCGGTCATGCGGCGGAAGCTGAGACCCGGGCCGCGCGGAGGTGCGTCCGCCGGAGGAGCGCGGCCCGGAAGCTTGAATACAACAAAAAGGCCCGTATCGACATGCCGAGGTGCGCGCTGCCGCTCGCGCACCCCCGCATCCCGACACGGGCCCGGACGCGCGGTCGGTGCGGCAGGGACCTTGGCGCGTCATATTTGTTATAGTTGCAACTCGCCGAGATTGTTAGTGAGGATCCCCACACCGCTCCGCGGCGGGGACGGGCGGGCCCCCGGGGCTCCACCCACGAAATCCGGGGGCCCGCTCGGAATTAAGGCTCTGAGACGGCCATAGAGGCGTTTTCAGGCGCGTCCGAAGGGCATTACCTTCAGACGGTACCCCGGCCCCTCTACGGGGCTCTCAGAGCCGTACAGAAGGAAATAGGGCTACTCGGCGTGTCCACGAAGCTGCGCCCGCTTGCGTTCGCGGTAGGCGCGCTGCCGACAGGCATTCGAACAGTACTTGCGCGCACGGCCCACGCCGTCCCACCCGGCGGCCTTCCCACACGGGCAAACGGCCTCCAGGCGCTTCCTGCGGGCCGCGATCTGTGCGGCGTGCGCTTCACGCTGCTTGGTCACCTGCAGCTCGAAGCACTCATCGCCTTCG